CCTGCTCCGCCTAACGCTGGACTTTGAAGTTCAACAACAGGAACACCATTTCCATCTAAAACGCTACCAGTTAAATCACCAGTAACATCACCAGTAACATCACCAGTAACATTACCAGTTAAATCACCAGTAACATCACCAGTAACTGTAGCACCAGTCATGTCTACTGAACCTGTGAATACTGCGGTAGATGAGTTCTGAATTGGTCCAACAACTTTACTAGCAATGGCGTCAAGTAACGGAGTAGAATCTTCGCCAAATACTGAACCTTTTACATCGCCGTCTAGTGTTCCTGCGATTGTGTTAGATGTAATAGCATTGGCCTGTACGCTATTAACAACTGCTAGGTTCCATCTTTTGCTAGTTGAACCAAGAGCATAAGTATCTGTTTGGTCCGGTATAATGTCTGAAGTTAATTCAGCATTTAATGTAATGCCATCTGTGTCAGCATCACCTAGTGTTAGATTTCCATCTGCTGTGATATTACCTTGAGCATGTATATTTCCTGTAACATCAATGTTACCAGTAATGTCAATATTACCAGTTCCTGTAATGTCGTTGCTGTTTAGCACAATGTCACTAATAATTGCACTTCCACTAGCAAGTAATTTTCCACCTACCGCTGTACCATCGCCAACGTATAGGGCTTTTGTATCTGTTGTGTAAATGAGTTCACCGGCAAGAGGAGTAATTGTTTGTCTCTCTGCGTCGGTTCCTCTTCTGATTCTTAAGGCCATTTGTTTTATATCTCCGTTATATTATCGTTCCTAGATCAACATCATTTTCAGATGGTGCTAGTATATTTCCAAAATCGTAGTCACTTATCTGATAAAGTGCTTGTACCGCATTTTGTGGATTTTGGTCAATAGTCCCAAAATCATTATCAAAAAGTGCATTAAGTATACTGGTTTGAGTTTTTCCGCCATAACTTCCTACAAAGTTTGTAGCGGTAACGCCACCAGTAATGTTAATTGATCCTGTACCTACAATGCTTTGACCATTTAAATCTAATGGTCCAGTTAACTGAGCATTAACAAGATCAGCACTAATTGTAATTTGTTTACCTGAAGATTCAACTTGAACGTTTGAACCTCCAATTAATGTTAGTGTATCACTTTCTAAAGTAGCAAGTGAATTACCACTGTCAGTTATAATATTCGCAAACGAATTTGCTTGATTTTTACTAACAGTAATATCATCAGCATTCTGCGTGACTGTGATACCAGTACCAGAAACAATACTTCTAAATTTTAGTAAATTAGCTTGTTTTTCAACAAAACTTTCTGCTCCACTACCAAGATTTTGACCCGTAACGGCTAGTTCATTACTTAGTGAAGTAAAGTTTTTGTTTACTTTATCAAATGCGGTACGTAAATCATCGCCTGTACCATCATTTACTAAATTACCAATATTAATTTCTTCGATTGCCATTACATGCTCCTACTAACTATTTATCCTAACGCCTGATTCGAGGTCTTGGATACGCTACTCCAGAATTTGGTCTTGCTTTATAATTACGTTTAGGATACGTAGTTCCTTCACTTTTTCTTTGTTGTCTATATCTTAATACAAGATTTGGTGATCCTAAAAGTGCTTCAATATCTTCATAATTTCCTGACCCAGTGTCACCTAAAGTATTTGGTTCAGCCATTGCTACAATCATATCTCTGGCCTCCTCACAAGTCATGTCAGGATACGTTTGGCAAAGGCAAGCAATAACACCAGCAACTTGAGGACTGGCCATACTTGTTCCTGAAATTTTTCCAACCCTATAACTTGAGTTTCTTGGATCTCCGTACGGGCTAGCCGTTGTGTAAGCACTTTGAATATAAGTTCCAGGTGCCCAAATTGTTATTCCAGGACCTCTATCACTATAATCAGCTGGTTTTTCTCTAAGCGATGTATAATCTCCCATTGCTCCAACACAAATAGTAGGCAAGTCATAACCGCCAGATGCTGTAGTATCAACTCGAGTCGGCGAAGTTCCTCTCATATAATAGTAAGGAAAGTTTACTGAATCAGGATAGCGGTTTGCCATTTCAAATGTATTATCCCAATCCTGATCCCCAGGAGCGGCATGGTACCATTGACCATTGCCTGCCGCACCTATGTTGATAATTCCTTCGTCAATAGCATCTTCAACATCTGCGTCTAGAGCATCGACAGGAACAGGTATTCGTTTACCAGATATAAATCCCCAGTCATTAAGTTGTTCTGTTGTAAATGGCACAATATCTGAAGTAACTTGATTGTTTTGTTCTATAGTTACTCTGAAATTTTCTGGATTGTCTTCGTCAAATCTTACTTCCCAGCGTATACCAGGATCGCCAAGTGTTCCCGAACTTGCCGCATTTCCTTCAAATACAACTCTATAGTATTCTGTGCCTGGATTAGAAGACACAATAATTTGGCCATTCATATTGGTATGATTGCTACATTGATAGAAGTAGGTGCCTGCCGCAGTAGGAGTCCAACTTACAGTGTTACCACTAACGGCACCTTGTCCAGTTGCTCCAGCTACTTGACTACCTGTACCTGTAATTTGAGCTGTTTTGAAATACATAGGATGAACAAAGTTTGAATTGTTTGTGATTTCTAAAGTGTCGCCTACTAGTATATTAATAGTTGCGTTATCTCCACTAACTGCTCCATTACGATCAGTACCGTTACTTAATGAAAATGCTATGTTACTGTTGTTAACAGCATCAATAGTATAAGTGTTTACAGGTGTAGCATAATTCCCTGTTGGTTCAGTTCCATAATAAATTCTTTGACAGCTTGTATCCGGAGCGTTACCACCAAATCGTTCTCCACTTCCTATCATAATTTTAGCATAAGGAACATTATTTGGAGAAATGTTAGGTTCAGTAGTTGAACCACCACCAAATGTAATATAACTATTTGTTCCTACATTAATTTGAGTATAATCAGTACTAAACATAGTAAAAGTAAATGGTAAGTTTAGTGTCCAGTAACCGTCATCATTATCTCCTGTAGTAGGACTAGTTAAAGAATTTAATCCTGCTACAGAATCAATACTAACATTTGCCTCTCCAGTTGCTCCCCTTGTAGCAGTAGCTGCAGGAGTTGAGTCTTGAGTAACATTAAGGGTAACATCAATGTTAGTATCAAAGGTACAGTTAGGATTAGGTTCAGTGCCGTAATTTGTAGTAATGTTTATAGTATATGTTCCATCTTTTTGTACAGTAAATTGTTCATCGATTGTAGCGGTTACTGAAGCACCAGTATATATACCATCAGTGTATGTTGCCACAACCACATTATCTGGATCTCTAATTTCAACTTCGATATCTAAATCAACAGTACCTGTAGGTGTAGCATAAGTTATTTCTTGGAATACGTCTACAGTAAAGTTTCCGTATCTTGTACCACCTTGTGGTAGAGTTTGTACATAAACTGTGTTAGTAGTAGCTGATTTTAATGTATCATTAAGGAAAGCTCTAGTGCCACCTGAAACAGTCCATCCACCTCCACCAATAAGTCCTCCCGTTGGAGAAGGATTTAATGTACCTTCTGTATTACCAGGGTTCGGAGTTCCTGAAGTTGTACAGGCAAATTGTACCCAATCGTCTTTTGCTCCGTCGCCTATGTTATATCTAAAACTGGCTAAATCTGAGGAATTGTCTGCGCTGTATATTCCTGAAAACCCTGTAGGAGTTCCCGTGCCTGAAGTTGCTGTATATCTAGTTCCTCTATATGTAACTGCGGTAATATCATTAAAGGTCCATTGTGATGGAAAAATACTCATCCCCCAACTGCTGTTCACCACTGTAGGATTTTTTATACCGGTATCTGGATTAACAGATTTTGTTCTATGAAACTCTCTTACATAATCGTATACGTACGGAAAGTTAGTGTTTCCGACGTCGCCAGCGTAATAGTAAATGTTATATAGATTAGCATCTCTGGCCCAACCTTGTGTATTACCACCTGCTGTTCCCATTACGTGTAAAGCATGGTAGTTACCGGAAGTATACTGTCCATATGTATAAGTACTACCTGCTACGCCTCCAACTTCATTGTTATATAAAGCATACCAGTCGATTAAGTTTACTCTAGAACCTCCAGTCCCGTCAACATTAACAGCATATTCTGGGTGACCTGTTGCTTGTCCATCAGCATCCATAATAACTATGTCTACATTCTTACCAGTTTCTGTTAGTGTAATTGTTTGCGTATTATCACCACTCCAATCATTGTGAACTCCACCTTCGACACATCTAAGCAAACCCCAATTTTTATGATTACTATTTTGTACTGACTCTCTATTGAAATTTGAAGTTTGTGTTATGACATGACTTGAAATAGATACACCCATTTCTGAAGGATGAGGTTGTACAGCTCTTACATCAGGATGTAGTTTTAAACTAACTGCTTCCTTTCTAGTTAGATAATAAGATGTAGATCTGCTCTTCGGACGTTCTTGATCTATCATAACAGGTCTAGTGATTACAGTATTGGTAGGTGTAGTATCTGCTGTTGTTAATTCTTCGTGAATACGAAGCATGCCTTCCATATTTTTAGCAGTTACAATGTAACGTCTTTGTGTAACGTCTCTAGCCATGCTATTATGCCTCTAACTGAATTAGTGTAAGTGTAACAGTAAATGTTCTTGTGCCGCCTGATTTATTTTTAACTGATATAGGTATCACATCAGTAACAGGACTTTCATTATTAAAACCTAGTACAGCCGGACTTATCAATACTGTATCAGCACCTGTTGTAATAGTTTCAACTACCACACCAGCACCTGGAGCTGGATCATCTGTTTCTAATCTTGAAGCATCTGCGGTTCTACTTGCTTGATCAGTATAAACCCTAACCCATGCCGCGGCATCAACTTGTAATTTTAATACCATGTATCCTTTAAAGGCTCCTGTGATATTAGTGGTTGCTGTTACTCCGTCAGCAATACTAGATGTTGAAGCTGATTTAGTAGTTCTAGATCCTAATCCAGTACCACCGCCGCCAGCGGCCGCGCCCGGCTGCCATCTTACGTTAGCCGCGTCCCATACAAGAGCTTGTCCGTCTGTTGCTCCTACTTGATCTAATTTATATGTATTGAGTACGCCATGTAATCCATCAACTAACACACCTGAACTATCTTCAGAATAAACACTACCAGTAACATCACCATCTATATTTCCAATAACGTTAC